AATACCCCCATCCACTGTCGCCTACAATAATTCAATCAAGAATGCAGCTAAGCAAAAATCTGTCACTAAAAGAAGTGACCAAATCCCAGGTGGCCGCAAGGCTTGGGATAAGTAATCAGCCAGATGCCAAACAGATAGAGAACCTCAAGCTAGTTGCCACACATGTATTTCAACCCATACGAGATCACTTCGATGTACCGATCTTCGTCTCCTCTGGATTCAGGTCGAAAGAACTCAACAAAGCCATCAAGGGGGCGAAAAGGTCGGAACACATGTCTGGTATGGCGCTGGACCTGGACGCGGATACGTTTGGCAAGGTTACGAATAAGCAGATTTTTGAGTACATCAAAGAAAACCTTCACTTCAATCAGTTGATTTGGGAGTTTGGGGATGATGACTCACCAGACTGGGTGCATGTGTCGTACAACAAAGACAACAACACCCACTCGATACTGATAGCGAAGCAGGTTAACGGTTCCACGATATATCAATACGCAGGTTACGGCAGCAAAAAAGACGTCTGGAAAAAGTAATTCAAATAAACCTTTGTATCTTAGGTGAGGCAACAGGGATAGTCAAAAAAAATGTATTAGACAACACCAACACACAACAACAATAATCATTAAAGACATGAAGTGCGTAAAAAAATACAGCGAAGGTGGCGCATTACCGCCAGGCAGAGGGAGAAGAAATAAAGGAAGTGGAGTGGACTATGGCATGGGCACAGGCAAGGGCCACAGAATGTCTCGTCAGTGCAGAGAGGTTGCCGAGGAGAAGAGCGGTGGGAAGAGAGAGCCAAAAGTTCGCCCCCCAAACCAACCCAAAGCCAAGCCCCTTAAGCTCAACAAAGTGCCTCTGCAGCCCCCCAAGACTGGGATACCTGAGCGCACCAAGGAGGAGATGGAACGCGCTAAGCAGCAACGTCACTCAAACCCACGCTTTTTGTGAGGGTAAACAAGATCGAGGATAAATAATCACTCTTGCTCTAGCATAGAGTAGAAACGCTGCACCGCTAGCCTGGCTTTTTGCGTTATAGCGTACCTAACTCGGTAGTTGAACTTGGTTTCGCCACGGAAAATCTGGTCTATATACATCTTAGACGAGGTAAGCTTGTCAAAATGCTTGTATACATACCCAGAGTTCATGAGCGGGAAGATCAAACGAGCGCCTACATTACCTTTATTCATGTCGTAGTCCTTGGCCGCGAACTCTATAGTGAAAAACTCCAGGTCGTAGGCCCACAAAAGGAAGTCCAGCTCACTAGGAGAGAGGTCAGTAGTGGAGTGGAACTGCTTTCTCACTTGATTCAGCCTCTTCAAGTAGTTTTTATTCAAAAAATAGGGCTTCATCTTGGACGACTCCCTAAACATCCTGACCTTGCTGACTCTTGACTTCGGCATAAATACGTATATTTGGACAAATTTAATCAATGAGTACGACAGAAGAGCGTTTTTTCAGCGAATTGCGTCGATTGACCAATGAAATGGAGGATCTGGTGGCCGAGTACGGTATGGAGGACAGGTTTGTTTGTACCGCATGCTATGGGATTATTGACGAACCAGACGATGACAGCGATGAGGACGAGTACGCAAGTATTTCTGCAGTGTACAACTTCTCTGTGGACGGAGCAGAGGAACTCGATGTGCTGCTGGAGACCATAAGAAAAGCCTACAAGAGGCTCACGAAGGACGACGATGACGACTTCATGAGTTCTATCTTTTACGACCCAAGCGTTAATTGACATGGGTGGGCTGATAAGGAAGATTATAGTAGGGAGGGACCCTAAGAAAGATGGTATGGCCTACTATGTAGGCATGTCAGTCGGTACAGGCAACATTTGCTCTATCGTATTCGATGACTTCTACTTTCACAAGTTCGGTATGATCAGGTACGTCATTTACGTACAGGAGCCAGAGAACCAAGTAGCGTGGAAGTCGATAGAGAATATGCCTGTAGTGGTAGAGTACGACCTAAACTTTTAATTAAATGAAGCCATTAAAGTGTTTTGTTGTCCGAGTGGACAAGAAATTCAACGACTCTATAGAGCTGTCTAATGGTACTCAGCTGTACATAGAGACCAAGTTTGAGGAGTTTAAGCACAGAGTGAACGAAGGGGAGGTGGTGTACACCCCTATAAAGTCCAAGACGAAGGTCACCCCAGGTGATACGCTGTACTTTCACCACCATGTAGTAATAGGAAACGGTCAGCCCATGGCAGGGGAGAAGGACTGCTTCATGGTAAACTACTCTGAGACGGCACTAGAGAACCAAGCCTTTGCATACCGACCCAAAGGAACAAAAGAGATTATACCGCTGGGTGGCTGGGTAATACTAGACCCTATAAAAGAAGACCACAAGAAGATGTCTGACATCATTGAGGTAGTTCATCTCAAGGAGACAGATATAAAGAAAGGGAGGGTGGCCTTCGATGCAGACTACTTGTCACAAGAAGGGGTTAGGCTGGGGGATGTAGTCGGATTCAACTACAAGTTCGGATACCCATTCAAGATCGACGGAAAGACGTACTTTAGAATGAGACTAATAGATTTGCTCTATGTCGAAGAAGAAGTTCTCTAACGAAGACGCCGCCGTAAGGCTCATGGACGCTATGTCAACCGCCATAGATAACATGATAGAAGAGATAAAGAAGCCTGTAGACCCAGAGGCTGGTGGCAGCGCCAGGAAAGCAGAGCTTCAGTCTATAAAACAGACGGCAATAGACTGTAAGGAGTTAATTATTGAGCGACAGAGGTTGGAGGATATGATAAAAGAGCTAAATTTGGGGAATGAAATTGAATCAACAAAAGACTATGCAGGAGGATTTGCAGAACAGTTCTCAAAGAAGTGACGCCCCCACATTCGACCAGTTGATAACACTGGTTACGAATTGGGCGCAAGAGAAAGACCTCATGAAATCTTGGAACGCATCGCGTCAGATGCTCAAGGTGACAGAGGAGGTAGGTGAATTGGCTGGTTCTATAGCCAAGAGTAAAGAAGAAGACACCATAGATGCACTTGGCGACACGTTTGTGACGCTGATCATTCTGGCTGGACAGCTAGGTATAGACCCAACCCACGCGCTTAATCACGCATACAACGTCATCAAGAACAGAACGGGTAAGACGGTTGATGGAGTTTTCGTAAAAAACTCTTGACACAGTAGTCGAGTATAGCTAAATTTGCACAACTTAATTTAATTCAAATGATTGATACACTAAACGTAGTAGCTGACACGCTCAGCGCGGTAGCCCCAGTGGTAATTGACACCACGTTTGTAATCAAAGACGTGGCATCCGCCGAAGAATCTTCAAGCTGGTTTACCCTCGGTAATCTGACTGAGATCCTTGTGGCGCTGATGGCATTGGCCAAGGTTGTCATCAACATCACACCAACAGAGAAGGACAACAAGGTTTTCGGACTGCTGGACTCCGTGCTCAACACGCTTGTGCCTAGCCGCACTAAGAAGAATGGAGGGGGTACTGAAGTTTGAACTCCCAAAGGATAACGCTGAGTTCATTGCCGCATGTCACGCTAAGTCTACGCTCTTGGGTGTAGAAGAGTTTAACACATGGATAAGGAATGAACTAAAGTTTCCTCAGGACAACGTAACAGAAGAGGAGATGGTTGTGTTGCTAAGGGTTCAGTCTAAGTGGAACTCTATATGGGATAACAGAAATTCAAACTTCACATCCGTATTTTTTTAAGGCGTTCTGCACCTCTACGTCAGAAAGGTGCTTCTAACTGGGGACGTAGCTCAGTTGGTTAGAGCAGGATGCTTATATCATCAAGGTCGCAGGTTCAAGCCCTGCCGTCCCTACCACGCCAACGGGTGTGAATGTTGCTTCTGTAGCTCAATTGGTAGAGCAGCTGATTTGTACTCAGCAGGTTGAGGGTTCGACTCCTTTCAGAAGCTCAAACAGTACTCATCACGCTACCCATGAGAACAGCGTCCCAGGGTGAGTCCTTACGGGGGTAGGTAGTTGCAAATGCCTACCCTCATTTGCTTCGGTAGCTCAATTGGTAGAGCGCTGGTCTCCAAAACCAGAGGTTGTAGGTTCGAGTCCTACCCGTCGCGCAAATGCCCTCGTAGCTCAGCTGGATAGAGCAACAGCCTTCTAAGCTGTGGGTCACAGGTTCGAGTCCTGTCGGGGGTACAATCCAATTAAAATGAGAGTAAATTTTCAATCCATCACCCCCGATGCTGAGAGGAACATTGTGGAAATTGCGCGTGTTAGCAGTTCTCGTAAGGATAAGAAAGAAGATTACGAGAAGTTGGTGAGGTATCTAATTGACCACGGCCACTGGTCGCCGTTTGAACACTCGTTTATGACGTTAGAGATAGAGACCAGCAAGGCTATAGCTATACAGCTGATCAGACACAGGAGCTTCACATTTCAGGAGTTTAGCCAGAGATACCAAGACGTATCGTCTATTGATAGCAACATGTTCGAGGACGTTGTCTTGAGAAAGCAGGCGGAGAGCAACAGGCAGTCCTCCATTGAGGATATTGAAGAGTCTTCACAGCTGTATACCTTGTTAAAGACACACTTGTCTGAAGCGGAGTTCCTGTACAGAACGATGATCATGTCTGGGGTATCTAGGGAGACAGCGAGAATGGTGCTACCTTTGTGTACGAAAACTAAAATTTATATGACTGGTAGTATTAGATCGTGGATTCACTTCTTCTCTGTGCGAGATGATCAGCATGCACAGAAGGAGATTCAAGATATAGCTAAGAAGGCTAAGCGTATTTTTTCACACCAGCTGCCTGTTGTGGCTGCAGCGATGAAGTACACTTAATTTAATGAGCTGCTTAGTAGACGTCTCTGGTTACAAAGAGAAGGGGATTAAGATAGACCCTCATGGATCGGTCGGCGAGGCCATAGAGCTTCATGGACTTCTTGTGGTATTGCCTAAGCAGCCGAAGAAGCAAGATATATTGTTTCATGACCTTCCAAAACAGGACCAGAAATGGAGGAGATTAGAACTGCCTCCAGACTTGCTAAAAGTGAAGAGCATGGAGGAGTGGTTAGAAAAACCACAAGAGTTTAAGAACAGGTACTCTAAGTACATCGAGGAAGAGTTTGCTAGAAGAAGGAGTGGTATATGGTTCTATAACAATGGTGTACCTACATACATCACTGGTAGAAATTACATGTTCTTACAGTGGACCAAGATCGACATAGGTCACCCTAATTTTTTACAGTTTCAACGTGAGATCTTTTTACATCTGGCTGCTTGTGAGGCTGACGACCGTTGTATTGGTCAGCTTTACACTAAGTGTCGTCGCTCTGGCTACACTAACATCTCCTCTGCTGTTATTGTTGACGAAGGTACACAGGTCAAGGATAAGCTCCTTGGGATACAGTCGAAGACGGGTAAGGACGCGCAGGAGAACATCTTCATGAAGAAGGTGGTGAATATTTTCAAGAACTATCCATTTTTCTTCAAGCCCATTCAGGATGGTACTACCAACCCGCGTATGGAGCTTGCCTTCAGGGAGCCTTCGAAGAGGATCACTAAATCCAACAAGACGTCCAGTATGGGGGATGCAAACAACACCATCATAAACTGGAAAAATACCACAAACAACGCCTATGACGGAGAGAAGCTACACATGCTTTACCTTGATGAGGCTGGAAAGTGGGAGAAGCCTTCAGACATAAAGGAGGCTTGGAGAATAGAAAGGACGTGCCTCATCGTAGGTAAGAAAGTCATAGGCAAGGCCCTGGTCGGGAGTACCGTAAACCCTATGGACAGGGGCGGCAGAGAGTACAAAAAGCTATGGTATGAGTCCAACCCATCCAAGAGGAATGCCAACGGCAGGACGGCAAGCGGATTGTACGCTATATACATACCAGCATACGAGGCCCTCGAAGGGTTCTTCGATCAGTACGGTAACCCAGTGGTAGACGATCCGCCACAACCAGTATTGGGTATAGATGGTGAGACCATATCTATTGGTGCAAAGACGTTCCTAAGAAACGAGAGAGACGCTCTAAAACATGACGCTAGAGAACTCAATGAGGTCATTAGGCAGTTCTCCTTCACTGAAGACGAGGCGTTCAGGGACAGCATCGATGGGAGCCTCTTTAACATCGGGAAAATATACCAGCAGATAGATTACAATAACGAGATGATGCCTAACCCTGTGGTTGTGGGCAACTTCATGTGGAAGGTAAAGGATGAAGAGGTTATCTTCTCTCCAGACCCCAACGGTAGGTTCAGGGTGTCCTGGATGCCGCCGCCAGAAATGAGGAACAAGTACACAGACGACAGGGGTAAAAAGAAACCATCTAATAGTCACATAGGAAGAGGAGGGGTTGACTCGTATGATATTGACGCTACTGTAGACGGAAGGGGGTCTAAGGGTGCGCTACACATGTACAACATGTTTAACATGAGTGTCCCATCAAATATGTTTGTGGTAGAGTACGCCTCTAGGCCAGACCTAGCCAGCATCTTCTATGAAGACGTGCTGATGTGTGCGTTCTATTATGGCTACCCGCTGCTGGTGGAGAACAACAAGTACGGTATAGTCAGGTACTTTGAGCAGAGGGGGTACGACGAATACCTCATGGAGAGGCCAGACTTCTTGAAGTCAGCCAACTCTCATGCCTCAGTCAGGACCAAGGGCGTACCGTCTAATTCAGCTGACGTAATACACTCTCACGCCCAGGCCATAGAGAGGTATATATTCGACCACGTGGGCATAAATGCAGAGACGTTTGAGCTAGGCAACATGTACTTTAACAGGACGTTAGAGGACTGGATCGCCTTCGATATAAATAACAGAACCAAGCACGACTTAACCATCAGCTCTGGTTACGCTCTTCTTGCTGCACAAAACACTAAGAAAGCCGTGGAGAGAAAATCCTTTGAGGACAAGAGGTTCTTCAGGACATACAAAACAAAAGAGTGGCATAGATAGTTTATTGTATATTTGCTGAAACCATAGCAAATAAGCTCCTTAATGTATCAAGGCGGAAGCAAAAACAAGGGTCGTGGTCTTTCGGCTGGGAACTTCCCTAACCCCTTAGCTTCTTCAGAAGAGAAGCAGAGCATGGACTATGGGCTGAAGTATGCAAAGGCAATATACAAACAATGGGGTAAGTTCGATGAGGACTCTTCGTTGTACAGAAGAAGGTACAACACCTTCGAAAGAAACAGAAGTTACGCCAACGGCACTCAAGACACAACGATATATCGCCAGTTGCTGAACAGCTTCGATGCTGACAGCGGATCAGGCAGCATGATGAACCTGGACTTTACGCCAGTTCCTATCCTGCCCAAGTTTGTGAGAATCGTAGTCAACAAGATACTGTCTCAGTCCCCATACCCTAACGTAGAGGCTATTGATCCACTGTCTTCCTCAGCCAAAGATGCAGAGAAGAAAAAAGTAGAGATGCTGATTGCTGCCAAGCAGATGATCAGCGAGATCAAAGAAAAGACAGGTGAGGTGGTCGGCGCAGACCCAGAGTCCATCCCAGACACGCTGGAGGAGGCTGAGATATTTTTCGGCCAGAATATAAAAACCTCAGCTGAGGTAGCTGCTCAGATAGCTACAAACCTCACCCTTGAGTGGAGTGACTTCAATGACAACATCTTTAGAAGGTGCGTCAATGACATAGCCACAATAGGCATGGCGGTCGCCAAGAGAAACAATGACCCGAATTATGGCATTGTAGCGGAGTATGTGGACCCGTCTCACTTTATACACAGCTATACTGAGGATCCAAACTTCAGTGACATGAACTACGCTGGACACATAAAGCGTATGTCCATACAAGAGCTGAAGAGGGTGGCTGGCGATCAGTTCACGGAAGAGGAGTACGAAGAGATTGCTAGGTCCGCCCAGAAGATGTACAATTACGACATCGGTACTATCGGCAGACGAAGCTATGATGCCATGTCTGGCACTACTAGGTACGGATATGACGAGTACTTGATTGATGTCCTGGACTTTGAGTTCTTGGCAAACGACTGCGTATACTTCGAGGAGAAGGAGAATCGTCACGGCAACGTAGGCTTTTACTATAAGGGAGATATGTACAAGGCGCCATCCAACTCTGTGTTTGGTAGACGCCCTGTAAAAATGGATAATCTTGTAGTTTATGGTGGGTCTATGGTAGTTTGTTGCAACAAGCTGTTCAACTACGGTAAGCTGACCAACATACCTAAGAACCTTCACGATATAACGAGAGCTACGTTATCCTATTCGGCTGTAGCCGTAAACATCAGGGACATGGTCCCTAAATCAATGGTAGATAGCTGCATAGGTTTCGCAGACCAGATCCAGCTGTCACACCTGAAGATACAGCAGTCTATGGCGAAGGCCAAGCCAGACGGCATCATCATAGACATCGAAGGACTTGAGAATGTACAGCTTGGTAGCGGAGGCGACCTGCAGCCGCTGGAGCTTCATGATATTTACGAGCAGACTGGCGTATTCTATTACAGAAGCAAGAACCCAGAGGGTGGTAAAT